ACAGACACAACAGCCGCTACGCCAGCCAAGGCAGCAGACCTAAACAGGTCGCCAGTCCACTCCTCAGCAGGCACCACAACCACTACCGCTAGCACAACCTGCAAGAACGTCCAAACGCTACGCTCGACAATATCTTTCCAACCCTCACGAATACCTACGAACATAGAATTACTCCTCACGTTTAGACTTACGCTCAACCTCTTGTTTAGAGTTAATGCGATCCTCAAGTGCAACACGCACAGCCAAAGGATCTGCACCAAGCTCAAGTAGAACCTTACCTAGCGCCACAATCTCAACACGCTGCAACACAACTTCAGTCTGTAGCCGCACCATTTCAGCCTGCCAGGTCGGGTAGAACAAATCTAGATTATCCTTTTTAGAACCCCTCCAAGCCCTGAACATTTCCGTAAACAGCCCACCACCAGCAGCAGCAAGCACACCAACAATAACGCTCATCTCCATAAACCCGCCTTCTCACTAAGTAGTAGGCAACCTCAACAAAAGAGGTCTAACCAAACGAACGCCAGCATCCCCGCTACCGCCAGTACGCTTAACCTCAAGATCAAACCTCACATACTTAAAAATCACATCCGCTCCCAAGATAGGGCGCAAATCAACCCTTCCCTGATCCTGGGTGTAGTTCACTCCACCACCTGTAGCGATAGTCAAAACAGGACCATCATTAGTGAAGTCTTGACCGCTAATTCTCCACTCAACCGTAGAAATACCAACACCAAAATCACTGGTGACTTGAACATCAAAGTCCAGAATAGGAGCGGTAACCATAACGTCGCACCTGAAACAGTCCGAAAACGTAGTGACGTCCAGACTGCAAAAACCAAAGGGTCGATTAGCCCCCAAAGGAACCACAGGAATAGCGACCCCAGTCATTGGACGGCGCAACTCTAGCACCTTCACCCTATCTTTCAGGTCGTTAATTTCAGCAATGATGCTCGGACTCAACACGATATCTGCCATTGGACAATCTCCCTTGACCCTAGAACGACACAGCAGGAACTAAAACCATAGTGATAGTTTCACTACCGCTTCCGTCTACGGCAACCCCGTATTCGACAATCCTGTACGTGTCGTCAAGCTCTAGTGCGCCATAGGAACCACGTACCACCACACGATCACCCACACGGTACGAACCCAGCACAGGTTCAGAGTCCGCAAACACCTCTATCCCAACACGCCTAGTAGGTTGCAGACCACGTTTGAGCCTAAGGCTCGCTTTATCAATAAGTGTTGACCTTTCAGTGATATCAGAGAAGGACTCTACCGCCTCCAACAGTGGAAAGGTGTTAAGAGAAGGAGCATCAAAGGCGGTACCGATTAGAGCACGAGTATCCTCAGCAGACCCAATGGCCTCAACAAAGTTGGCTACCGCCGTGCCATCTACAGACAAGTTCAACAGCGTCACATTAACGCCTAGCTCAAACACGATACTAGTAAGCCTGCCAAGAAGGTTTGCATCCATTGAAAAAACAGACGTTATTGACTCGTTGTCTGTGTCCCAAGTGTGAGTAACGAAGAAATCGAACCCCTCGGACACAGAAGCTAACTCCTCAACAGCCTCGGCCACGTTCTTACGGTCGTACGCCAAGTAAGTGCGATCCCTAGGTTTAGACACACCAGGAGCAGGAACTACAAGCATAGAAGCCGCTCCTGGTTTACCCTGAGCGTAGTCCAGTATGGATTTTGCAATGGTGCCCTGATCCACATTAGAGTACGTCAGAGTATTAGAAATCACCAGACGCCTGAAATAGCTCATGAACCCCTCAATGGAAACAGTTAGCGTAGAAGCTCCAACGTCCAACTGAGCAGCCCACAGCACGCCACCAAACAGAATCACACCATCACGCTCCACGTAAACGCCTGTAGCCCCTGGCACAACCGTTTCCATAGTCACTAGCTGAGGAGAGACAAGGGTGTCAACCGTAGTTGAACCCTCAGCATCAGCAACCTCAAACGTAGCCGTGTCCTCAAGTAACAGCACAGCAGAAGCATTGCCTGGTTGGTTGAGTCCCTCAGTCCAACCAAGCGACAGAACAGGAAACTCACCTACAATGTCTCCATCATTGAGACGGGTATAAATCAAACGATACTCAGCCATACCACGCCTCCTCAGCTAGACAAACGCTTTACCAGTCGTGCAACGACCATATCAACCAGCGCCTGCTCATCCACAGCCCCAGCCTTCGCAGCCTGGACAGCCTTCATATCCTTAGACAACTCAGCTACAGCAGCTTGCAACCCAGCCACAGCACGGCTGTTAGCCGCAATGTCTGCACGCAAAGTAGCCGCCTCAGGAGACGCACTAGCCAAGAACGACCAAAGGAAGTTCTCTCTAGTCATGCCATCCTGCAACGCACTAGACCAAAAGGTTTTACCAGAAGCCTCAGGCTCACGATGCAAAAACGCACGGTACGCAGAGTCAACAGTAGCATCAGCTTGAGGTTTAGAAATCATAACCATAGCAACACCTTTCATTGCTGGCGCTTTAAGAGCAAGCAACAGCTCATCATCAAATTGTTTAATACGAATAGGACCAGGACACGTTTTACCCCTAACAGGAGTCCAATCAGAAGGAGCGCCCCACATAGCGTGGTACCCAATACCAGGTACATCAGGCCCAGCACACCTAACCAAAGGTATTCCGTGCTCCTCATTGAGCCATCTGATCACCTTAACGATAGATTCCAACTGAGCCATAGACCACGGATTAGAAATGTTGCCGTCATCCTCAGTTTCAATGGACACAGCACCAGTACCATCGGGGCGCCTATTAGCACGCCTATTAGCATCCGCACGAACCTCAGTGTCCATCATCTGTACAATTTCACCATCAAAAGGAATCCAGAAATGTGACTCCACATTGATATCTAAGCGATCAAAGTAGCCAGGTAAGTTAGTCTTCCCTGGCGCATCCACAGCAGTATGCATGATCACCTGTGTAGGTGTAATCTTTGACTGGGTAGCGTTTTCTTTGAGTGGGCGCCAGGTGGCGCCAGGCATTCTTGACATCAGGCGATTCTCTGACAGACGAAGTGAGCGCCGGAAACAGACACCGAACCACCAGCTTGAGTACGTCGAATGGTCAATGTCCAGTTCTGAGTTGACGGATTGACGTAGACGAAAGTGAATGCAAGAGATGCTCGACCCAGCGCACTACTAGAATCGAAGTCGTAGTTGTGTGCAGTGAACGTTCGTCGAACCAGACCCGCATCGAACAGACTAAGAACAACTTCAGTATCTTGGGCAATAGAAGCATTGGGGGTTGCTGAACCCGAGATGATCCAAGTGCCAGGTTCAAGAGAGATCGTTGCCAAAGTAACTTCTGAGGTGGTAACTGTCCCAGTGGAACCCACTACTGACTTCACAATAGATGCAGGCAGACCACCTATCAGCCTCCACTCCGTGCCATCGTAGATATACTTCAAGCCCTTGTCTGTCTCGTATATCTCCATGCCGATGAATGGGAACTCAGGTCGATTATTAGACCTACAAACGATTACACCAGGTGCAGGGGCAAGACCACGGTTACGTAGCGTAGTAGGCCCATGGGTTTGAGTGTTGTTGCGAATATCTGTGATGTTAGCATTTACAATAGTAGTGACGTTAGCACCAACCAGAATAGTAGCCAACACAAGTGAGTTAGCAGGCACAGCAGGCAGAAAGGCCCCTGCTGATGGAGTACCTGTGACGATAGCTAGTTTCCAAGCATCAACAGCACCAGAGTAAGCCGAGTCCTCAACCTGAGCAACGACCAAATCACGCCTAGCGTTTGTCACATCAGAAGCTGCCACAACCAAATTAGTAGCGCCCCTATTGTGACAAAGGTACAGCCCTTGATAGGTAGCCTCAGTGCCCGCAACCAGAACGCTACCACCAGCAATGTCAACAGACATGTTTGGCGTGGCATTTTGCGTCACAGCCATACCATTGCCAAACACGCCAGGTTGATCACCATACACCTTAGATACCAAATGACGGAAATCCTCAGCAGGATGCGCCTCTGCTTGTAGATACAAAGCTGGATTTTTAACAGTCATACATATTCTCCTTAAACCCAACCACTACGGAAAGTAGCAGTACACGAACCAGCAGCCGTAGTGGCTCCTCTAAATGAAATCTGATTGTTGCCCGGCTCCAAGTCAAACCACTCAGAAACAACTAAAGCAGGGTAGCGTGACGCAGTGCCATTAAGCAGCACAGACCTAGAAGCAGAATCAACCACCAGAAACTCACCTGCTAAAAGATTTAGGTTGATTTTAAGTTCCTTATCCAACCCATTATGAATTAGCCTAGGAGTCTGCACAGGGCCATCAATTCTGAAAACAACAGGAGTCTGAAAGTTTCCGTCGTTGGTTAGATTCAACTCCCCACCAATAGACGTAGCACCAAACGAAAAGTCGGGGGACGCATTAAACGACAGACCGCCGCCCGCTGTAGGCAGAGTAGCAGAATCAGAACCGATAGCGTTAGCGAACAACCTAGGATCAGTAGAATAGAACTCCACCACAATATTAGGAATGCGGTAATAGAAGTCCCTGCCTACGGCTACCTTAAACCGTCTTGGTCTAACATTAACCTGAACCTTAGCGCCACCAGCTACACCAGGGAGTTGCATAACCAAAGGCGCCTCAGGTTGCCCAGGTCGCAATGCCAATTTGATAGCTTCCATAGCGGTATTAAACGTGCCTTCATCAGCCCCGTAAACCTCCACGGTAAGCTGAATAGGTCGACCACTAAGGAAATCATCCCCAGCACGTAAACCGTGGCGCCTGAGCCTGCTCTGATCACCAGTTACAATGTCAGGCATATCGATAAGACCATCAATTTGAGAGACGGAATACGCAGATTCGCCACCAATAAGTAGCCCTTTATATTCCATTTCCCAATCAGCAGTAATCAAATCACCAGCAGCCATATTAACCCCTTCCCGTAGTCCTCAACACCCAAGCCAATTCTGAAGCTATCATGTGTGCGTTGGCGTTGGATTGAACATTCACATTAATGGTGCTAGCGTTACCAGCAGAGCCACGCTCTACAGAGGACGCCACCGACGCACCAGCAGGAAGGAAAATAGTTTCAGGGCCTCGCTCACCCACACGATAACCACCAGAAGATCCAACAGTGCCACCCAAGGCTCTAGCCCCACCGCCACCACCTCCAAGGAACCCAAATGGGTTAGGTATGCTGATAGCCCTAGTGACAGTATCTTTAAGCTCCTGCCATTTATCTTTGACCCACTGAATAGCTGTTCTAAATGGAGCCTTAATCTTCTCTGTTATCTCAGACATCTTAGTGCCTACCGTAGTGACAACAGTTTTTACCTTGTCAAAAATCTCGCCAATCTTGTCTTTAACGGAAATGACGACCCTCGCAACTACGCCAATCCATTTACCAACCTCAGTAGCGAACCCTTTAACCTTAGGCACAACCGTACCTGTAATGAAGTCTCCTAGCACACGCAGACCAGGCACAAAGTTGTCTCTAACCCAACCTGCTACCTCTTTGATCTTGCCGCCAAGGAAGTCCATAGTGGTACGGAACCAACCAACATTCTTGTACGCCCACAGCACACCAGCCGTAAGAGCAGCGATAGCAGCAGCTACAAGAATGAATGGAGCCAACGCTGCAATGACAGAAATAGCCAGAGAAGCAAATGCGCCGACAAGCAGCACGCCCACTGTGATACCTAGAGCCTGCATCACGTATTCGTTATCACGAATCCAGTCAACAGCGTCCATGATGGCGTCTTTAATGGTAGTCATAATCTCAGTGACCTTAGGTCCATGCTCAGCCCACAAGTCACGCATACGATCAGCGAACCTACCCAAAGCAGGAACAAGCTCATCAATGACCCACTGGGTAACAGTGGCGAACACAGGCATCAGCTTAGTAGCTAGATACTCCTTAACCTCAGCGATCTTAGATTTAAGGAAGGCCTGCTTACCAGCTAGCGTATCCGTACCACCGGTGTACGCATCCTGAGCATCAGTAGACTTCTCCAACACAAGCTCTTGGATAGCAAGAGCCTCATCCATAGCAGTGACCTCAGTACGCCCGTCACGCTGTGCAATCTCCAAAGCCCTAGTAGCTTTGTCTGCCCCATTGATGGAAATACCCAAAGCCTTAAGGCCCTCAGTCTCACCCAGCAGAGCCTTATTGAGAATCTCAGACACCATAGCAGCGTCATGAGTACCGCCAGACCACTCAGCCAAGGCAGGCGAAAGGCCCACAATCTCAGTAGACAAAGCTGCAGCAGCCTCAGAAGTGAAGCCAATAGGTTTAAGCAAATCCGCCGTTTGGGCAGCCATGTTGGCAACGCCAGTCTCAGTCATGCCAAACGCCTCATTAACTGAATCAGCCCAAGCACGTACGCCAGTCTCATTATCCCCAAACACAGTGGAGATTTTACGAGACTGCAACTCCAAATCAGACCCGAGGCTAAACAACTCAGCCCCAAAATCCACAATCTTTCCTAGCGCAAAAGCGCCAGCCATAAGACCAGCCATTTTAGCAATAGGCCCGCCCAGACCGCCAAGACCCTTCTCAACCTTACCAAAAGCCTTTTGAGCGCCAGAAGCGTCACCCTTAATCTCAATCTTGATTGGCTTAGCCATTAAGCACCCCTTTAGTTCATGACAGGAGTCATGCCACGCTCACGAGCGGACCCACGTCGCTCCTCCTGTTTGCGTTGGTTTTCACGCTCATCCACAATACGTAGCAGCTCACCAATTTCAGCCATAGTTAGGCACTTAGCTTCAGACCATGAAATATTAAAGTGCATAGTCACAGCCACCAAATGCCTAACCTTATGGCTTACGTAGGGTTTACAAGCGTACCCGTAGCATCCCCAGTGAAGTCCATAGCCTGAAGAGTCATCTTACCCACCTCTTCAAACGTGATATTAGGGTCACTACGCTTAAGAGTAATGAACACAAGAGCCTTCATAAGCTTAGCCTTGGGTGTGCCCTTATCCGTCAAAGAATCAAAGGTTGAACCCGATAAAACTTCAAGCTCATCCATTTCATCAAACGTCAAACTATCCATGTCAATAATCATTTTACCACTCATTATCATACCTCCTGAGTATTAGCCTAAACCACCAGTAGTATTAAGCCGCATAGCAATATCTGTTATAGCAGCCTCATACGAATCATATACCTTATCCCACACATCACTTAACGCCTCATGAACAAACGGTTGCCCCTTAATAGGAGAGTCACCAGGATCACCATAGTGTATGCGACCAGCGTAGGCCGCCGCCTTACCGCCAACCTTAACACTAGCGACCTTAGAAGTAGCGTGACCCTTAATAGCCTGTTTCAACTGACCAGACCTAACAGGAACAGTTGACGTAGACCGATCAGCAACCAAATCAGCACTTTCTTTGTTGGCATCCTTAAGAGCCTTGTTAATCTCTTTGTTGCTAGCAACCTTACGAGCCTCACGCTTCAACTCTTTCACACCCGTAAGCTCCATTTTTAGGTTAGGTTTAACCACAGCGCACCCCTTACAGGCTTGTGTCAGTGCTCTTGTAGGCCATAGTAACAGCCGCATCAGAGCCGTTATGAAGAACCCTGAACGGCACAGCCTGAGTAGGCACGTCATCCATGCTCACAACAGGAGACTCCCCGTCATACTGACAGGCAGGCAACGTGACAGTGAGAGAATAATTATGACCAGACTCAATCTCGCTACCCGTCCAAGTGGCCACAATAGGCACCACATTACCAGCCACGAAGTCATTGTAGACAGTCAAGTCTTCAAACTCCATGTCCACGGCGCCGCTGAACGACGGCATAGCAGAACGCACAGGGCGCTTTTTAAGCTCGGAACCACGAAGGAAACGCCTATCAGTCTTCAGCCCTAGCTCAGCCTCAAGCGAGAAGGAGTTAACATCAGTAGCGTCCCCGTCCAACGACACAACACATTGAGTCCAGTTGAAAGGCTTAGCAGAAGGATAGGTAGACGAGCCAGCAGTAGTAGTAGTGTCCACGTCTTCAAAGTCAAACGCCATAGCTGCGACAAGCAGCCCACTAACCTCTTGTGTGAGCGACCAACCAGTCATGACACAACCGTGATGAGTGAAGTTGCGCCTGTTACCGCCCATATCAATACGGTTAACTTGCACGGTATATGAATCGTTAGGGTCATCCACAGTGGTAGCCGCAGTGGACGTATACGCAGTGGTAGCAGCAACCTGAGTAGGACCAGTAATAGACCCCAGCATAGCCTGCATCAACAGGCCAAACCCCTCATCAAGCACGTCAATTTCCAACGATCCCTCACCACCCATGTTAACCTGGGTACGCCGATCAGACCTCAGCGCCTGCATGCCAGGCCTAAACCCCATAGACTCAAGCGGCTCCTGAGCACGCTGAAAACTATCGGCCTTACCCTCAAAGCCTGTAGTGAGCGTAGCAGGAGTACCATAAGTACTCTCTTTACCAACCTGAATAGCATTATCTTGCAAAGCAACCATAATAGACACTCCTCATAAGTAGTAGGCTTACAGTAAATCCGCAACAGCCCGAATAGTCAAATCAATAACAGACCTAGGGCCATCAACACCCTCAGTAGTGTTCATTTCCATATCAGAAACGTAAGCCCACAACAAATTAGGAACACTACCCACAGTGGTATCGGCGGCTAACAAATCTTCAACCTCACCACACAACAGAACAGCACGAGCTTCAGAAGCCTCAGGAGTACGCTTAGACATAACCTCAATGATTACAGTAAGGTCATAATCCTCACGCCTACGCTTTTTGCCCGCCTTCATAGCAGGGTGCTCCTGTTCGCCAAGAGAAGAAGCTCCAAGCCAGATACACTCACGCCTACCCTTGTCGCCAGGATCGCCATAGTAAACCTGCACACCAGCCAGGTCGGTATCAGCAGCGATAGCCGCCTTGATAGCAGACTTAAGAGCCGCCATAGTGGAAACAGTCATAACAACCCTCCTAAGAGAACACGTAGCTAATCTGACGGCGCCTAGCAAGACGAGCGTTAACCTCAGGAAGACTAGTAGGTCTATCAGGATGGTTACCAGCCTGAGCCAACGTAACAGAACCAAAGTCATTTTGTATCTGCAATGCCCTATCGGGAATACGAGACACCAAATCAAGAGCGTATTGTCTAGCCAACGTACGAGCGCACCAGGCAATATCCTTAGGAACAACATCAGTCAATCCAGCAGTGCCAACAATGACCACGTTACGCCCCACTGTAGAGGAGTCAAATACGCCAGAATCACGCACGACCACACCATCAGGATGCAAGCCCCAACCAGCCACAGAGGCTACAGCAACCCCATCAACCTCAACAGAGGTTAGGGTGCGTGGGTTAATGATAACCCTACTCTCATCGTCTTTGAGCAGCAAAGAGCGCCTACCGTTACCGCTCATGGTGACAGTAAAAGCCTTGTACACCCAACTAGTGCCTGTGTAACGATCAATCAGCTCTTCAGCGAAATCAATAGCCTCATTAATAGTGGCGTCAGGAAACACAGTGATGTCATCCATGCCATCACCTGCACGAACCTCGCTCAGTGTTGCGTAATCTCCCACACTCACCACCTCCAAAGACTAACTTAAAGGAGGGTAAGGGCCAAAAGACCAGGAGGAGTCTTAAGGCCCTTACCCACCAGATTACAAAACAGTACCGATAACGGTACTATTATGCCTGAACAAGTTTGCGAACAGCGTTGCCGTCCACAATCTTACCATCGACACGCATGGTGAAACGGTACGTAGTGACATCAAAGTCGAACTTGAAGTCATTAGACACCGCAACATTAACGCCGCCAGCCATACGAATAGCGTAAGCTGCACCAATGTCACCGTAAACAACAGAAGCATTGCCAGTAGCAGCAGCAGCCATGTTGTCATCAAGCTTCACAGGGTTACCCAGAAGGGTATCAGGAGCGCCAGCCGTAAGGCCAGGTGCCCACAGGTACTGGTTGTCAGTACTCTTGAGCTTACGAATCAAAAGGCTAGTAGAATCCTTCATGATCCAAGTGGCGTTAGCACGGTATGCATCAACAACAGAATGCTGAAGATTCATAAGCTCGTCACCAGTGATAGCCGTCGCAGAAGCAGCAGTCACACCAGTGGTAGCTTCATCAACACCCTGAGGTTGACCAGAACCCGTACCGCTAACGAAGTGAGCGCCAGCGCCACGACCAAGAGCCACACCCGCCTGGCGAGCCAGGAAAGGAGTGATATCAAAGCCCTGATCAGCCAGAAGTTCAGACGAAATTGGAATCAGGAAAGCGTACTTGAACGCCCCAAGCGAAACAGTAGTGAACTGTGGCGCATCATTGCCGATTTGCCCGTTCTCAGCCACGATAGAAGCAGCAGAATAGCTAGTGACGGTAGGCAGAACAAGACTCTCTCCACCACTAGTGTTGATAACGGTAGCAGTCTCCTGCATAACCGTAGAAGAAGCACGCATGAACTCAATCAGCGTAGTGCTAAGCGTAGTAGGAACAAGCTCAGCGCCGTCAGTAGCAGTGCCCTTAATAAGAGTCACGTTATCACGGAACTCATGAGAAGCGCCAACGCCACGATTAGCGAGGCTACGGAAAGTGTCGTTATCCGACACGGTAGCAACCTCAACAGGAGCCTTACCAGGCGCCTCAAAGCTAGCCGCACGAGCGGCATCAGCAGAAGCGTCCACGTCAAGCATGGTAGCAATGTTCTGCTCACGCTTCTGCAAGTCTACAAGTAGACCGCCGATACGCTCTTCAGCCTGCTTGCCTTCAGCGTCAAGTTCCCGACCCTCAAAGGAATCATAGAGTCCCTTAAGCTCTTCCTGCGCCTTACGGCGACTTTCAAAAACATTCTTCAGCATTTCAATAGACATAAAATCCTCCGATAGAGTAGTAGATTAGAGCCAGGTAGGCTCTACCAAAAACAGCATTAACATTTGATAGCGGGGTTAGCCCGACCATCTACAGAAGGTGATTAAACCTACGAATAAGGGCGGGGATGGCCCGACCCTCATCATCAGTATTACCTTCATCCTCATCAGCAGAAGGAGCCTCCTCACGCACCTCAGCACGCTCCGCTAGCACCTCCTGCAAACAATCAGCCTCGCCAGCAGCAACAAGCCGCTCAAGAGACAAACCTCGAACCTCAGCGAGACTACGCAAAGCAGACTCAGCAGCCGTGTAGGCAGGGAACGTCACAGGTCCAACGTCACGCAAAGCTGCAACAGCAACAGTGCGCTCAGGGAACCCAGAATCAGTTTCGGACCACGACTCTTCAATCATGCGGAACCCAAAGGACGACCCAGACACATCACCACGTCGCAACAGCTCAGCGACATCACGCCCAGCAGAAGTGTTAGGCAGATCAATCTCATAAGACAGGCCCTTATCATCCTCAGCCATACGCAACGTTCCAGCTCGATTACGCCCCAGCACATAGTTAGGATCGTGATTGAAAAGCCCACGAATATCAGCCTCTTGCAACGTTTGCTTGAACGCCCCAGGAGCGATACGCTCCACAAAGCCCCCAAGATTCTGAGACGCAGAATCGAACCTAGCAGCGTAACCATAAGCTGTTACGCCACCAGTCTCATTCTCACGAAACTCAACATCCTCAGAAACGGTACGTCTTTCAAAAGCGTTCTTATTCTTGCTCATCTTCAACCTCCACAGGATCAACAGCAGGATCAGGCACAGCCGCCACAGGAGCCGCCTCAGCAGGCTCATCAGTCTTAGACTGCACTTGCACACTAATAGGAGTATCGCCCCACTCAACAGGCTCCAAATCCTCCATAGCACGTATCTCATTAATAGTCAAAATGCCAGAAGTAGCAGCAGAAACGTAAGTGGCGTAACGTGTCTCATGGTTACCACGCAACAGGCCATCAAGATTTAGCTTGACAAACCCATTAGGGAAACGACCCTCAGACACAACAAGCCATGAGAACGCCGCCTCAATGCGCTCAACCCAGGGCCTGAGAGAATGCTGCACAAAGTGTGTGTTTTTATCCTGAATACTCTGGCCCATTTCAGGCCCATCAGCCTGCTGCAACAACGAAGTAGGAACGCCATAAAGGCGAGCAACCTCGTTCACTTGAAATTGCCTAGTCTCCAAGAACTGAGCATCATTAGGAGCGATGGTGATCTTACTCAGCTTAGTACCCTCAGTGAGAACAGCCAAGGCGTGAGCATTACCAGAGCCTCCATGCAAATCCTGCCAGTTACGTTTAAGCGTAGTCTGAGCAGTTGGGGACAACGTGCCAGGAACCTCAGCAACCAACCCAGGGAACCCGCCGTTGCCAAAGAACGCCCCACCAAACTCAGTAGCGGCCTTGGATAGCCCAAGCGTCTCACGAGCATACGCCACAGGAGATAGTCCCTCCAACTGGCCCGGCATCGTCATGCCCCTAATATGCAAAATGTCATATTTGGTTAGTTGAGACTTAGCGCCAGATACCCCAATGATATCGTACACCACAGTAGCGCCAACCAACTTAGGAGTGACCGCAAACGGATCTAGAACCTCTAGGTATTGAACCCGACCATCACCATCACGATACGTTGCGATGTAAGCGTTGCCTTGCAGCAACAAACTAACCATAGTTTGTGATACCACATCAATCTTAGTGTAAGGCCCAGCCTCAAACTTAGACCAATCAGGAGCAGGCTTGGCCTCAATGCGCTGCTTGCCCTTAGGTTTGTACACACCCAAAGGTAGCGTAGAGACACCATCAGAAAGGATACGGATAGACGCATACACAGCAGAAATCTGCAGTGCGGAAGTGTCAGTAATCATTTGCCCCGCAACAGTGTTAGAAGGGCGGTCCACGTCACGACCAAAAATATCGTGCCACGTCACAGTATCGGCACTACGCTCTTCAGCTGCGCCCATAAATCTAGTTAGAAAACCCATTATGGTTTACCGCCCATCATAATAGCTAGACGCAGAAGCCCAACCCCCACAACCACCACAGCCAACCCAGGAGACACCATAAATGAGCCAACCACCACCAAACACAACCCCACAACAATCAGTAAAGTAACTACCATACGAACCTCCTACAAAATAAGCATTTCTGCTTCAGGAGCAGGAGCAGACTCACGCCACGAAACAGCTCTTGACAAACCAATAACAGCCGCAATAGCTAAGTCGATATGAGACTTGCTACTCTTGTAATTCTTCGTTACCCTAGCTCCATGTCGATCAGACTTCAGTACAGCGTTACGAACGTGGCGGGCCAAAGCAGGATTACCGTTATGAGACAACTTACTATCCATCACGGCATCATAAAAGGCTTGAGTAGCAGGTACCATACGAGCCAAAGAGTTAGATTTGAACTCCACAATAGGAACGCCCTCAGAAGCAAGCCTCTGTAGGGACTGCTCAAACCTGTAAGGATCCGCAGCAACCTCACGTACAGCAAACCTACCAACAGCATCACGAATAGTCTGCTCAACCTCCTCAGCAGGCGTACGCCAATGTGGAGAATCAGGTGGTGCCTCCCAATGCCCCAGAACCTCAATGTGCAGGTCAGACATACGCACGCCAATAAGTGCCGTGCTATCTCCCTTCCAAGCGCCATCAAAGCCCAGCACAATCAAGTCACCAGGCACCAAAGCCTTACTGGAATCTTCCCTAGCCTCCCACACGCCAGCAGCAAACCAAGCCGTTTCCGTAGCCGTCCAGCCGTTAAGGCGGAACCTTACAAACTCAGACTCAGGCATTTGTTTGGCGCTAGTTGCCATTTCATCGTGATTCATAATCTCCCACGAAGGGTTATGAGCCGCCCACACAGCAGGATCTAGGTAATCAAGGCCCTCAGTCTCCCTAGGACCATACCACGTCATCCCGAACGCTGAATCGTCAACCTCCCCAGATTGAACACGCCTGCCATACGAATACAACTCACCAAGAGGAGACTCCTCCTCATCAAACCCTGCAGTAGAAATGACCAGCGTCAAAGGAGAATTACGCATGGCAGAACCAGTGTTCAATGCGACGTAAAGATCCTTGTTTTTATGGATATGATACTCATCCACAATAACACACGAAGGGTTAAGTCCATGCGCCAGACCAGCATCAGCAGACACAGCCTTGTAAATACCGCCGTTATGGTTGCACCTAATCTCGTCACGAAATATAGAACAAAGCTCTTTCAGCTCAGGGGACGCCATGATCATCTCTTTAGCCATATCAAACACAAGACGAGCCTGCTTACGGTCGCCAGCAGCAGAAATGATCACAGGAGCCTTGTCGCTCTTATCGGCAATTAGCATGTAAACAGCAATAGCTGCGCCCAGAGTACTCTTAGCATTCTTACGTGGTACACCCAGCAGATACGTTCTGTGCTTACGCATGCCTGTAGAAGGCACCAGCCTGAACATGTCCGCTAACACATCTTCCATCCACTCCAAAGGAATAAATGGCTGACCTGCAAATGAGCCGTTGAGGGTTAGAAAGGTTCGACAAAACTTAGTGACCCTAGGGCCATCAGTAGGGTAATCGTATTGTTTAACCATACTGACGACCCTCCTGAATCATCTCACAGGACAAGCACCAGTAGCGCAATCATCCATAGCCTGCCCAACGCTCTTATGAGCAGCAGCCTCATATTCTTCAGCCGTCAATCTCTCATAAGGAGACTGTGGACGACCATCCTCAGGCATAGCAGTAAACCCCTTCACAAGCGGCAACCACTTAGTGAGCAAATCCGCCAATTCAACCACTGACGTATCCTCACGGTAGAAATTACCTGTAATGCTCAAAGCATTATCAGCCCAAACACGCTGAACAAACGCCTGAACTTCAAAGTAGGACTCCAAACTAATCTCATCAGACTGCTTAACCAGCCACGCAGGCGCATAGTCCATGAGCGTATCACGGCACACAAACGAAACAACCTCAGTGTTAGGAGTGTAAACACACGGCTCAACATCATAGCCCTGCACAATCAAATCCTCCAACCTAGGGTCGTTAGCAGCGTAACGAACACGCCTAATAAAGTACCTAGCGTAAGGAGGTTGAAGCCCCTCAGACACACCAGGCAACTTAGCAATACTGCCAGTAGGAGCAACAGTAGTAGTCTTCACAGGCACATTAATTCCTAGATCCACAGCGTAAGACTGAGCAACACGCTCCACAGTCTCACGGTAAGCCCCCAACATGCCCTCTAAATCTCCAGAATACGGAATACGATCAAAAGCAAAGCCCTGCAGCACAGCCCAATCATTAAAACCAAAGAACCCAACCCCGATACGCCTGTTAGCCGCCTTCACAGCCTCCTGACGAGCATCAGAAGACTCAGCGAGAGTAGCACGCATCAAGTAACGTGTCATCAGGTTAAAAGCCGTTTTAGCGCCAGCGTGGTTGCCAACGTAAGCAGCCAGATTAACGTGACCCAAACAACACTGCTCCCACTCCTCCAACGCAATTTCACCACAAGGATTAGTAGAACGAACGTCACCACGCTCACCCACAGAAGCCAGAGAAGAATTGAACACACCAGGCTCACCATTAGTGAACATACCCTCAGCCAACGCATCACGAACAGCACACGCCATATAGTCGTCAGCCGCCACAGCAGCGAAGTAGGCGTCATCGACCTCAACACTGATATTTGTCGACCAGTGCAAAGCAGAATCCTTTTTACAATCAATAAAATCAAGAATATCCGCATCCTGCCAATGCAGAATGCTCATGCGAGCAGAACGCCTCACGTTGCCAGCGATGACACAGGATGCAATGTTGTGGTCCATTTCCATAGCCGACAATGGAGTCAGGTACCGCCCGACCAGACCATTAAGCGTGTCATTAACCAGAGTAAGCATCCTCACAAGAGGTTCAGGCCCAGAAGCGATGCCACCAAAGCCCCTAATGGGCACCCCACGACCACGAACGCCGGACACATCCACACTAACCACGCTATCGTAAGCGAGCGTGTGAGCTTCAATTACGAGCCTCAGGGCCTCAATCCAACCCTCACGAGAGTCCTCAACCACGTAATTAGTGGAGAAACTACCCTCAAAAGCGATCACATCAGCCTTCATAAACTCAAAATCAGGGTGTTTTTCGCTCATAAACGGCACAAAAGTGACCGCACTGCTCACCTTTGGTCCACGTTGCAGGTATTCCGAGGAGTAGTTAGCCCCAACGCCACCTCCAAGCATCAACTGATCAAACGTAAACAGGAAATGACCACTAAGCGTCTCATCCCAACCTGCTCTATGGCAGTTATACAAACCCAGCTTTGTATTAGCCCCACTAGCCCACAAATGACGACCAGCAGGTATAATCTTAAAATCTTCCATCAAATTAATCAGAGCATCACGCTCACCATCAAACACGGCATCAGGCGCTAGCTCAATGTTACCGTCAACCACACGCCGCACAGTGTCAGACCATAGCTCAGAAGTCCCATCTTGCTTAACCCTTGAGTACGTACGCTCATAAACCTCTTTGCCAATAGGGCCGAACTTAGTCATGCTAAAACCTCTTTACACAGTAGATAGACGTACCTACTGGTGTAGGCACGATAAACGAGCCTACCAGGCCCCAACACGATATGCAACTTTTACTGGAAGAAAATCAGGAGGAGGAGCGCACTTAACACCTAGGGTTAATGCGTTCACCGACAAACGCACGCTAAGCCGCTCACCCCTCCACATGCAACAGAACGGTAGCGAAGTTCTGTGCAAACCTTATATCGACACAAAGCAACAAAATGAGCAGCTGTGTTGATATTAGAACATACCACACGCAGTGGTTTAGTTGTCATCCATGAACGCATCAAACTTACTCTTGTGCTCCAACGCTGAAATACCAACCCTCAAACGAGCCTCAGGGGACAAGCCTAGTCGATCCTCAAGTGCCACCATTTTAGACTCCACATCGGCCAGCAGCTTAGCAGCAGGATGGGCCACCTGTTGACCCTGAGAACCCTCAGTAATGAACCCCTCACAGCCTAGAATCTCTAGAAAATCTGAGCGCCTTTCAACAAGAGAAGCGTAGCGCTCAATCACGTACTTGTCTGTAGCAGGATGGTACGCATCCCCGCCAGCCTCCCACACCTCAGCCCACACCACAGCGCCAATCACGCCCAGCGCACTAGGCACCGGAGGAGTCTCACGCTTGACCAGGTTCTCAGACTTAGGCTCAGCAGGTAGCACAGACTTAGTAGGGTTGCCAACAGGATTATGAACTGGCCTCGACATAAAGCAACCCTCCCAAATAAAAGCGTTGTGGATAAGTTATCCACAGGTTAGGTAGTTTACCCACAGCCTGTGGATAACCAAACCAAACCAACACTAAGGGGCCGTCTAGTTCTC